GAACTTGAAAAGCATATATTCAAATGAGGAAAGTATCTGACTGCTGAAGGACCGCAGTATGAAAGACGCGATTTAAAAATAAAAGTATTAACAAACACAAAAACGAAAAGGACATGATTAAAGGTTATGACCAGACGGTAAAGGCCAGCGGTTCGATGGGCGGTGCGCTCGTCGTGTTCGAGGGTCATCCGTCACTGCTTGTCGGTGGTTTTGACTTTAATATGGCCGACCTTCCCGATGCAAAGGACGTGCTGCCATGCGGCACTTACCTGAACTGTGACGAGAGTACGCGCATCGCTACTCCCATCATCACTGCGAAGGTTCTCGCCATTGACGGCACCACCGTAACTGTTGAAGACCTTGGTTTCGGTCGTTCAGCCTTCAAGGTTGGTGCTACCGTCGCCGAGTTGGGTGGCAACCTTGCAACCGCCGCCGAGAACTATGCTACCGTTTCCTCCAAGGAGGGTAACGTGCTTACTCTGAGTGCAGCCATAACAGGTCTTGCCGTTGGTGACATCCTCGTAGAGGTTGACGCAACGAGCAAGAAGGTAAAGGCTATTCCTAACGCCATCCTGCCATACGACAGATGGTATGACGCTGACGCTACCGCAGTACGCTGCGACGGCATGTGGGCTAACGACCGCCCCATCCTTGAGCGTCGTATGCCTGCCTGCAATGATGCTATCAAGGCTGCACTCGTAGCTGCAGGATGTCAGTTCAAGTGGTCGAACCGTAAGTAAGAAAAGGAGGTAGATTATGGCAACTACAAGAGCAACATCAGCCTACAACATGTACGACTATCGTAAGTACATGGACAACGCCGGATTCCGTAAGATTATGGATTTGGCTAACCAGAAATACAACACACCAGGACTCGGTTGGCGTATGCTTGGCGAATGGGACCAGCCCAGCGACAGCAAGATTTGGTCGCAGGGTCATCGTACCGTTCCTATCATGGCTCGCGCCTCGCTGCTCTCAGCCCGCGGACTGAAGCCGATGCGTAACACCTCTGGTTGGAAGTTCTATACTGGCTCGACACCGAAGTTCGGTCACGGCTACACCTTCGACGAGGATGACATGTTCCTGCTCCGCGATGTGCGTAACAACACTGGCCGCGACATACAGGACTTGATGTACGACTCGCTGTTCGTAAACGCCCAGCAGATTATCGGCGGTATTCACAATGAGCTGTCTCACATGACCTTCGAGCTTGCCTCTACGGGCGGCATCAACGAGGCCAGTGTTGACGGTGTGAAGTATCAGTTCGCCTTCGACTTTGAGGCTAACCAGTATCAGACGGTTTCGCCTGCTTGGTTCACTGAGGACAGCAGCGGTGTCGTCACTGCACAGGAGACTTCTGGCGGTACTTCGGTGAACGTCATCAAGGACATCCTTGACCTTCAGCGCAAGCTGACTGTCGAGCAGAACCGCGACGTGAATGCTTGGCTTGTGAATATTGATACGCTGTATCAGATTCTCGACCATCCTTCTGTGCTGAAGGCATACCTTGCCAACAAGGACATTCAGACAGGCAATCAGGCTGCTTATATCGCAACGCGCACTGAACTGGCTCAGTTCATCTACAATCGTGGTGTATGGCCTATTATTCCTGTTGACTTCAAGTCGGTACATGAGGAAGACGGCAAGCCTGTTGCCGATGCTCCTGCCTTCGACCCGCGCTATCTGATTGCGTTCAACCGTGGTGAGCGTATGTTCTCCATCAAGAACACCAATTCGATTTGGAAGGATCGTCAGGCATACGGCGGTATCTCTCAGAGCACCATGTACTCGTTCATCGAGGGACGTATTGCCGCACTGAGCACTTGGCATGAGAACCCGATTCACAACACCGTCGAGTTTGAGTTGTACGCAGGCCCCGTGTTCAACAACATGCGCAACTGGGCACGTGTGAAGCTCTATTCTCACTACGGCGAGTAAAAACCTCTAAAGTGATGTGATTATGAGTTGTGCAGGCAGTTTGTTCACCATCAAGGACTACTTGGAAGGCAAGATAAGGAATATCAGTATTCCCGACAACGCTCTCCGTTCCATTTGTGCGGATGCTGAGGTGAGTCCTGAGACAGCATATAGGAATGCCACGCAGAGGCAGAAAGACCTTGCCTTGGCTTGGCTCTATGTGTGGGTCGCAGGCAGTCCGACGCAGACGGGCGGTTGGACTGAGGAGAGTGCCGACTGGAAGAGTACTGACGGTGGTGAGCGTATGTCTGCCAGCGTACTCAAACAATACCTTGCTATGGCCAACAAAATCTTCGAGGAATACGACTTGCCTTGCGTGGGCGAGGAGTCTTGGGGATTTGTTGGCCGTGGCATCCGTAATCCGAGGAGATACTGCTGATGTTAAAGAGACCTGATAACCCGCGCTTCCCTCACAGCTGCCGCATTACCCGTGCGGTTGATGAAGACCCGATGGTCGATGAGAGCGAAAGCAATCTCATCTATGAAGGGAAGTGCCGAGCCTACGAGAAGAACACCACTTCGGACAAGGGAGACGTTCTGAACTCCTTCAGAGGTCTGGCTTTGCCTATAGACAGGAAGGGATGGGTTCGCTTGGGCAAGGTTCCGCGCGAGGGTGACGAGGTTGTTGTTGATAGAGGCGGTTACACGGAGCGCGGACGTGTGGTTGACGTCAATCCCGCGAATTTCGGAGGAACACATTTGGTTTGGAAATATGGCAGGCACTAACAAGGAAATCGTAGAGAAGGCTTTCAAGGACTTTGAGAAGCGTATGGACCAGCAGGTATTCGGTCAACTCGACAAATACTGCAGGGACATCCTTCGCAAGGCCGTGTGGGAGCGTCAGCATTTCACTGGCGGTCACAACTTCACGGGAAACCTTGTCAACTCGATTGTTGTCTGCATGTTCCGAAAGTCAAC